GATGCAATTTCACCTATGACAGGGATACCACTGACCGCACCTGCCACCGCCGAAACGGTGGAAGCTATGTCAGTGATCAAACCCTGTCCTCCTACTTCTGCTTGCACTTGCATCGTCGCATCACGCTCGTCGACAAGTATCATATCCGCTATGGCTCTCGCTGCTGTCACATCACGTCGGTGTCGTCGTTGAGAATATTGGTAGCCCAGATGCATCATTGACACCATTTCCTTTCTCGCTGTGTGGTGATTAAACTCTTTCAACTGATTATATGCGTTCAGCATACCATCAATATCTCGTGCATCATAAGCATCCAACTGCATCTCAACATACTCTGATTTTGACTTATTAATCTTCTTAAGGGAGTCCAAATATAAAACCATAGTTGGGAAAGCATTATCTGGTGTGTCTTCACTCATAAGATCCGTCTCATCCAGGGCCTCATATGTATCAAACATCCTCTTCAAGGAGTCATTGATTAAGTCTTGCATAGCATGTATGCGTACTTTATACAAAGGCCTCAACGAGAAGTCTCGATTCCTAATTGATCCACACACATCAGATAATACCGCTTGAAGTTCATTAAATACTGGTGCTAGATCTAGAATATCTTTAATTAGCAACTGTGATGGGGCACCCCATGCGGTTTGCATGGTGGCTGGTCGTATATCTAAAATATTAGTTATGTATTTATAGGCCGAAGGATTCTTCTTTTCTAATTTAGCTAATTTGCGATCTATTTCAATTTTCTTAGTATTAGTATTGGTTTGGGGTAATTGCCTGTATGGGATATTCTTTATTGTAGGTAGATTAATTGTTATGTTTTCAAACCAAGCTAAGATGGTAATTCCTACTGCGTAATTATTACCATTTTTAGCTAGTAAATCTGTTATACCGAATAAAGATAATGTAACAAAATCTTCAGGGGTGGGAGTATTTAAATCATAAGCTTCTTTGTAGGAAGCAAATGGGATAACCATTTCTGCTGTATCATTGATTTGAACATCTATTTCTATTCCAGGATATGCTGTCACTCCAGCTCTACTATTATATTGCTGGCGTCTTGCCTTATCTACTTTATGTTCATATGGGGAATATGTTAGCCAAAATCTTCCGGCCACCATGGGGTTTGTATTTAAAACTAATTTTATGTGACAATCTGCCTTAAAGTATTGATGGTTATTTGCCTTATCTAACTTGCCACCCAGCTTAAGAATGTCTCCTGGTAAGGAATACTGTCTGATGGCTGGTTGGGGGTCTTTAAAAGTTGCTGCGTTAAGGGGTTTGTGGTTATCGTTTGATTCACCTTGAACAAGCTCGAATTGATCGAGGACAACAGTTCTAGAAAGAAAATCCACAATTGTCGCTGTAGAATCAAGCTTAGCAAGAGAGCTAGTCGTTTGCGGAGCAATTGGAAGAGCGACGCGAGGTTGTTCAACATCATGGAAAACTGTGAGTTCTTGTCTGGTGAGGGAATTTTCTGGGGTCGTCTCGCTAAGTTCCGATTGTGCGTGGGAAGCAGAGGTTGTTGCCGTTTTCGTCTCAAAAGTATTCGCATTGTTTGATTGAGCAGGTTTGGGTATTTCGGAACGCCAGAATAACATCCTGACTGCTATAGCAACCCGATATAGCTGTTCCTAGTCGCTAGAGGTTTTAGTGGGGCTGCCACTGGAGCACCTCATCCTAAATAGGACACTCCCTTATTTCTCTAAAGCCTTACAACATGTAGTTCAACGACAATTTCCTATGTTGCTGGTAACCAGAAGAGAAACGTTTTGATTATAAAAAGTATTCCATATTTCGTAAATGCCAATAGCCGTCATAAGAATTGTGGTTTAAAACCACGCCAGTTTTGTCATAAAAGGCTTTCTCAATCCGTGGAGTCCACTTATCGAAAACAGCCCGTGGATGCATAGCCAATTCCATAATTGCATTTTCACAATTGATCTTGGTACTTTCCACTTGATCCAAATCTTTCCGTACCCAATTAATCATCTCTAGAATCGTATTGATGTCCAAAGGCGCATCATAACAATTTCGCTCCTCATTGAAGATAAATCCTC